CGTAAACACTGGTCGTTAATAGCCAGAGAAGCGCAGGAAGCTCGCATATCAATATTTTATGGGAAAACACAGCAAAGATAATATGCCCGATGCAGAACGTAATAATTTACATATCCAGACAGAAGCAACTCGGAAGCCCCGAAAAGCTAAAAAACAACAAAAAGTATGGGTGGGGAAAACAAAAATAAAAAACCCTCCGAAGAGGGTTTTTATTTGTTCTAACTTGTTGTTAATTAAGAGGGGAAGGAGGCTCCTGTCGGCATAACAACAAAATCGAGCACGATAAATTCTCCAGTCCTTGCAGGTGAAATAAATATCTGGCCAACTAATCTATTACGATCAATGACTTCAGCTGTATTGTTTGTTTCATCCATTACCACTCTAAACGCTGTCAATCCACTATTCTGTTGAACTGATTCTAAGAATGGATTAACTATATTCAAGAAACGTGTTCTAGTTGCAGATACATTTTGTTCAAATACCAAATATCTAGAACTTGAAGCAATAAATTTCTTCAACTTAATTAATAATCTACGTACATTCACACGATCAAGTGCTGATGGTTTTGCTTGTAAAGTCTTTTGACCCCAAACAACGACCCCCTGACCTGGGAATGATGCGATCGGATTTACACGACCTTCATATAAATCATCACGTTCCGCGTGAGTTAATCTGGTTTTAGCTTCTAATACGGTTGTCAATCCACCACGATTCAAACCAGCCGGTGCAAACCATTCATGAGCTACTTTATCCGTATATGCAATTACACCCGGTAAAACAACTGATGGATCAACCCAAACTGGTAATCCTGTATTTCTATCAGCTATTTTAGTCCATGGATAATATGTTGCAGCATAACTTGTATCTAACGCATTTACAGTATCAGTTACAGTATCAATCGAATCACTTAAATGAGCACTATCCATAATGTATAATGCATCTCCACGATCTTCTACCATTGAAATTGCATGATTAGTTACAACTGGATGTAATCTATGATTAACACCCGGTATTGCTAATAAATTAATATCAAATTCATCTTGATTACTTACTGCATTAATAGCACGTTTAAATGCCACTGAACCAGACGTAGTTGATGTTGAACAATCATATCCCATAACATTGGCCGCTGTAATATTAGTTCCTACGAACTTTGGAGCTGCTGGGTTATCCCCATTAAATCCACCCTGAAATGCAGTACCAAATTTACGTTGTTTAATATGTGAATTGGACAACGTAATTAATGTTGAACTATCAGCATACGTGGTTCCTAATGTTGAAGCATCGTCATTTCCAAACATATTTTCTAAACTCATGGAAACATTACTTCCAACACCCGCTGACGATGGAACTGGAGCTAAATATTCTCTATTATCAAGATTTTCAAAATCATATCCATAATAAACATTACTATCAAATTCATCCCTACTATTCAACTGTCCTCGTTTAAATGAACCGGTTGGAGCACTTGTCGTTGTTGGTTCAACATTTGACATCGCTTTAAATCCCATCGGAACAACAGTTACTGGAACTGAAGCTTCTGATATAGCGGTATAATTCTTAACATAAATATGTTTTGATTTATTCGGCCAATCACCATTATATGTTAATTTTCCAACTGATGAAATTGTTACATATCTATCACCAATAACACGAGCAAAAAAGTTGGGGCTCTCTGGATCCAGATTTAAATTATCCCACTGCTCAACAATTGTTTCATCAGATTGTTTAAATGTTAATTGATCTACTGATCGAACCTGTAAAGAGAATGAACCATAACTGCTACCTGGTACTTCACCTGCTGCCTTAATATCTGATACAATAATATTATATTTCTTGTTAACGTCTTCACCATCGGATCGAGTATAAATTTGGAATAAATCATACCGTGCATCACTAATTAATTGTGATTGAAGGTATGGTGTATATGCAGATGCATAATCCGTACCATTAAAACTTAATGAACCACTAGATAATGAAGATGATGCTGTACTATTCAATATTGTAGATTGTGAGGATTGCCAATATTTATAATTTTTATATAAATAAACCTCAACATTGTTTTGGCCTGAGGTTTGTACTTGTGGGTCTGAGCTAAATACGTTTTCAATATAGTTTGCACTTGACGTATTGAAACTAATTGTGTATGATCTAGCCGCACTATGACCACTTGATCCACTGATGGTTAATAATGAAGTTGTCCAACTTCCAGATGCCGTTCCTGCGGCGTCTGTAATACTACAAAGTGTTAAATCTGCGGTACCATTATTAGTTGACCCACCACGTGATGGTGCTAAAACTGCGGCCGTGTTTGTTCCCAGGGAACTAGAAATATTAATAGCTACGTAATCATTACTATAGCCACCAATTCCTAAAACACGAATAACAGTAACAGTACCTGCACTTCTTAAATATTGTTCCACCGCATATGGTGTATAAAAGCGTTTATCTGTAGTTCCAAAAACATCTTCAAATTCTTGCCAATTTGATATCAATGTTGGTACAAATGCTGGTCCCTTAACGGTCGGCCCGACAAATGCGGCGCCGATTGCTTCAATTCCTTGCGGTAAAAACGATAAGTCTTTCTCCCGGGTAAAAACACCAGGTGACACTATGCGTTCAGCCATTATATTTCTCCTAAATTATAGATAAAAAAGTATTCGTATATAAATATTAACTAATATACTCAAAACGTACATTTAAAGAATATTTTTTATTTAGATGGAACAAATACACCCGATGTTGGGTCTAATGTACCTGGGCCATATTTTTCATTCAATTTAGCAATAAGAGCACGTTCAGTGTCCTGCAACTTTACATAATCGTCAGCTACTTTTGATTCTTCATCGATTAAAAAATCTGATTGCTGCTCATGTAATAGCTGCTGTGTTCGTATTTGACCAAATCTAACTTGACTTTGTTGATAACCCGCCTGTAAATCTTGTAATTCCTTCATTTCATCTTCAGTGAATTTGATTTCATTGGTTTTTTCTTCTGGCATAACTTTTCTCCTTTAAATAACGTTATTATTATTTTATATAAATATGTTGTAAAAATGTCAAAACGTATTATTTTTTTATTAAATCTTCATAACTTACTACCGTTTCCGACGTCACCGATAATATTTTGGGTGAAAATGATTTACGGGTAGTAATTTGGTTACTAAAATCTTCCGGTACTAAATATCCACGTAAAGTAACTGAAAATTCAGTTTTAATTAAACGTTCCGCATCTGATAAGTCCGAAGCATCACTGAAAGAATCAATATTGCTTCTAAATTTTAATTTGCCTGGTTCACCCCAGTAAGAACCATCGGTCCAATTAATTCTTTCTACAATGCGATTCATTTGTTCCACGTATGATGTCCAAATAATAAAATCATAATTTAACGTAACATAATTCGGTACGGCCACATTATAAAATTCCCGGGAAGGTTTAATTCCTATTAACACTGAAAATTGATCATATCGATTTTCTTGCGTATATTTTTTTTCAAATGAATGAAATAATAATGGATCTGAGGCATCCATTTTATTTGTGGCTATTGTGTCATCATTTTCTAAATTGGTTCGTTTAAATGCGATTACAGGAGTAATAATTTGTTTTTTCTTATCCCGAATATATCCATCTTTACGAATAGATTTCCAGCGCTCTTGATTAGCATATAATACAGGTACTTTAACAGTTTCTCCATTATCAATTACATGAGGTTTAATGACTTCATTAAAATAATACATAACTGCAGAATCATGATCTACAATACCAACCGTTACATTTTTTACTGTATCAGTTTTTCTAGTTTGTTCATAACCACGATTTATTTGTTTTGGTTTTGTCATTATGTTGCTACCGCCATTTAAAATAATACCAATGCTGCGCAAGCCAATCCAGCTAAAATATCACCAGCAGTATCATATTTATATTTTTCAACTGTAGTATAAAGTGATTTTATTGATTTTTTATTAGGTGTTTCAAAAAATGCTTCTATAAATTCCCAAAGAATTGCAATAACTGTGACTCCAATAAATGCAATCATAGATGAATTCCAAATAGCAAATAATTTTGCTAATACACCACATCCTAATATATGAATCCATATCCAATAATTAGAACATAATGCTAATTTAACAAATTTAAATTTTTGTAAAAATTTTGTTATCATATCTATCCTTTCAGATTATAATTGGAGCAATTTATATTATACACTACGTATATCCTCAATATTTAATGAAGATAATCTTATTAAATGTGTTGCACAACTAACGGCCCAATTCTTATTTGAATCACCATATACAAGTTGATTTTCAATTATAGAATTAATTTCCCAGTAAGCAGTATTCCAAGATATCAAATCACCTATTCCAGGTACATAATTAATATCCACTAATTGTTGTCTCAATATATGAAATATAGAATTTTGATTCATATCTGGGCCAAAATTTTCCGTATTAAAATCCATATCATCTGCTTCTATCAAACATGCTATTTTCACTCCAGGGTTATATACTTTGCCGGCAGCGGCCTCACCATAAAGATTTGTCTTAGTTTCTGTTGCAGAAACTTTATAAATAATAATAGTTTGATTAATGATGCCATCTTTTGCATGTTGGACATTCCCAATCAGCTCGGAATTCACCGTCTCAAATAAATTACGATCACGATCACTTACAAATCTTCCTGACATTATTTTATCCAAACAAAATCCATAACAGCACTTAAAGACATTTTTGTTTTTTTAAACAGCCTACGCGTTATAGGTTCTTTTAAAATATCTGTTATATGGTCCTGCGTCACATCACTATCAGGATAAGATTGATTTAATCTGGCCGCAATATATATTAATAATTTACCTAATACTTTTTCTTGTGCATCATAATTTAAATCTTCTGCAGACAATTTTAATGCACGCTGAAGGTATTCAGAATCTAATTGCTGGACTTCCAGTAATTTTTTAATTTCTTCTTGTATGATTTGTCGTAATTCTGATTTTTTCATTATTTCTTTCCTAGAGTTTTCCAAAAAAGAGACCACTCTTTAACTGACCATTCTACTTTAGCTTTTTTGGCGGCAACAGTAATTTCATTATGAATGTCCGCCGCCGTAGATTCCGGCCCAAATTCATAGGCGTCAAAAAATAACGCCTCAAGGTCCAAAGTTTCTTTTAAAATTTCTTCTTTAATCATTTGTCACGCAATAAAAATTCCGAGCGGAACTTTCTTTAATTTTTCTTCAAGGTGAGAAGCTTCTTCTTTATCAGCTTCCATAAGAGCTTTTCGTTGAGTGGCTTCTAATGTTTCCCTAAGTTCAGTGAGTAATGCTTCTTTTTCTGTCTGTGCTTCTGATACTAATGTATCACCATCCAATGATGTTTCTGCATTTGGAATTGGAATAGAGGCAAATTTACCTCGCACTCGCCCTAGAATTTCCTTTGAAGATGCTAAAGCATACTTCCGTATCCACTGTTTACCAACTCCATTAATATAACTATAAGTCATATTTTCATATGGAATATTAGAATAATCTGAAATTACGTTAGCAGTACTTCCGCTATAATCTGTGATCAAAGAATTATCTCGTTGACTTGTTACTATATAATCAAAAAATACTTTAAATTTTGAAGTTGGCATTGGAAATATTCTAAATTGATTATTAATTAATTCAAAGGAATATGCACTTTTACGAATCTGATCATTAAGTTCAATTGCTTGTATTCTCAATAAATCCGCATAAATAGGCATCATCATAAATTGAACTGCAGGAGTCATATTTCCCCAACCAAAACTATCCATCATATTATATGAGCCAGCGCCTGTTCCTGCATATGGATCAAAATATCGCGCGATTGCTGGTGTCTGTTCATGAAATACCCGTTTAATTTCAATAGCTTCGCTATGTGAAATATCTGCTATTAAGGTATTTAAATTATAAACCTGTGAACCAGTATTAACAGTAATTGAAGTATGATTCCAATCTACTAAACCACCCGCTCCAACTTCAGTGCCATATTGTTTAGCTAAAAATACTACCCTACCTAATGTAGGAGTTACTTGCCGTTGAGTTATCATGGAACTAGTTGACTGCCCCTGTAAATGTAATAAATTATCCCTGATCTGAAATTGATTTACTTGATTAGAATATTCAGTTACCGACTGTTCAAACGCGGCATAAAAATTTACATCTTGTAATTCAACATCTACAATTGGATATCCAAATTGATATGCAGCCCACTTTGCAAACTGAGGTGCTTCGGTTTGGAATTCCGAATCTGTATCATAAAATCCATATGGGGTTGAACTACTAACTGCTGAACCACTTCCTGGCCAGATGGCTGTTTGTGACACTATTTAATCTCCCTTACCTATCCTTAAATAAAATTAAACTCATTATTTTTCTCCGTTATATATAATAAATATCAAATTATTAAATTACTGATTTTATCTAGTTTGATAAATTACCCTATATTTGAAAGCCAATTATATAACAAATTACCTATAATTCCCAGCCCAACTGTACCGATGGAAATCCATAACATTTTCAAATTACCTGCTAATTTTGGAAAATATCCATCTTTACTACTTACATCATTATATATATCCACAATTTTAACTAATGGATTATCTTTATTAATTAATACTTCATGTATTTCATTCACACCTGAAGAAATTCCATTTGACAATTTATTAAGAATTTTATAGGAATTTTCACCCTGTTCTTTAATATTTTCGCCAATGCTTTGAATTTCATTCATTATTTGTGTATTAATAGAAACCTGTTTTTCAATTATTTTAATTTGAGCATCAATTATATCTTTAGTAACTGCGCCTGGTCTACTTTGCGCAATCATTTCAGAAACCATTTCTAAATCTTTTTTGGTTAGTGCCATATTTATTGTCCTTTATTTAGTCCAATTCTCCAGTTTATGAATCATGTGGTGAATCAAGGGCAGTAACCCCATAATCACAAGAGCATGTCTTAAATTAAGCAATTGTCCCACCGTTATTTCCAATTACAATCCAGCCTTCCGAATCAGCATAAACCATCGTGCAACCAGTACCAATTGAATTATCACCAAATG